GCCCAGCCAGCCGAATGCCGCGGTAAAGGCACCGCAGGCGGCTGCAATCACCGCCTTGACCCACAGGAAAATGTTGTCGTCTTTCATGGTTTACTCCTTTCGTTCACGCTGCCTGCGCGGTGCCCTTGGCACCTACGGCGGACAGCTTGTCCAACACGGCCTTGGCATCACCCTGGGTGATGGGGCCGACCTCGATGTTCTGATGCGCCATCTCGGCATCGCTGAATTCTGCCCAGTACAGCCGCATGGCCACCAGCTGCAGCTGGATCGCAAGGCTGAACACCGCCATGGCCTGGGCGTTGGTCAGGTTGCTGGCACAGATGGTCTGCAGCGTGGAGGCGGCAGGCTTGTCCTCGGCCGGGCGCTCGACCGCATGCTCACCGGGACCGTAGGTGTAGACGCTGCTGCTGGCGGTGGTGAAGTCATCATCCAGCCAGGTCAGCGGATTGGTGCGCTTGCCGCCCAGCAGCACCTCGAAGTGCAGGTGTGCCCCAAACACGTTGCCGGTGGCACCGCTGTAGCCGATCAGCTGGCCCTCCTTGACCTTCTCACCCTTGGCAACAAGGAACTTGAACAGGTGGGCGTACCGGGTCACAAGGCTCTGCTGCTTGTAGTCGGCGTGGCGGATGTCCACATAGTTGCCGTAGCTCTGCAGGCTGCGCTCGTCGGTGGTGTGGCCGTCCCACAGCTGGGTGACCGACACGGTGCCGTCCTCGGCCGCATAAACCGGGCGCACGGAGGTGTTGCCAATCTGGGTGCGCAGGTCGATGCCGTTATGGCTGCGGCCGTTGTTGTAGTGCCAGCCCTGGGTCAAAATGTGCTGATCCAGCGGCCAGCGGAGCAAAACTTCGCCATTCGATAATCTCATTTAAGTGTCCTTTCGTGAGTAAATCATAATCGATGGAAATTGTTACCAAAACCTTAACTTTTCAAAAATGCCTTGACAATGGAAGCATTGTGCGGTAAGGTGAAATTAACAAGTATCTGTGAACAGGTACAAGAAGGGAGGAAAATGTATGTAGCTGGTAGATCTGCTTAGCTTATTGGCTGCTATTTTAACGATAGTGGCAAAGGTACTGGTTATATTGTCGCTGATTTTGAAGTGACGGTATGCAGCGCTCAGAATATATATCTGTCGCAGTCTGGTTCGCCAGGCTGCGGCTTTTTTCTTTTCCCCATCACGTCCTCAGCCACCAGTTCATCACAACGTCCGAACTGGGCTTTTCTTCTACCAACGCCGTGATGGTCCCGGCCCCGGTGTAGACCAGGCCCGCGTTGATCTTGTCCATCGAATCGGCGAGGATCACATCGGTGGCAAATACGTTGGTCTTGTTGGTCGAGCCGAGGCTCAAGAACATGCTGTTGGCGGTCAGGGTCGGTGCGACCGAGATCTTCTTCGAGGGGTACACGGTCTGCTTGTAGGCAAAGCCCTGGGCTTGCTCATCCGTGGAGGCGGTCGTCCAGCTGTCCACGTAAAAGGTGGCGTAATACTCCCACGGCAAGGCAACGTAGAGGATCTTGTTCTGCACTGGGTTGGCACTGGTGCCGGACAGCGTGCTATCGACCGTGGTTTTGTTGGCCCCCGATTCAATGCCACTCAGCTTGGAATACTGGGTCGAGCTCATCAGGCCATTGCTGGAGGCCGAGGCCAGGGCGTAGGTCGTATTGGAACTCGGGATGCCCAGGGCGGTGATATCACTTTTCTGCACAGCAGAAACAGCGATGACGTGCCCCAGGCTGTCCACGGTGATTTTGTACAGGCCGCTGGCCCGGGCGGTATGCGTGGGGTGAGTGTACTTGTTCGCGCCCTCATCGATGCCTTTCAGCTTTGTCACGGCGCTGGGCGGCATTAGGCCCGCGGTGGTCTCGGTGGCCTCGGCGATGGTGGTCTGCTCGGTCACGGGCGTGACGTAGAGTACGTCCTCGTCCAGGGTGCCGGCGGCCTTCATAGCCTCGTACTCGTCCTCGCTGACGGCAACCACAAGCTGCTTTTCTGGGGTAAGGTACATCTGGTTGGGGTCGATTTCGCCCGCCTTGACCGCTGCTGCAAACTGCTCGGCAGACAGGACGTTCAAGATGAATTCACCTATAGTTACGGTTGTTTTTGCCATTCACTCACCCCTTTACGTAATTGGTATCAGTGCTAAACAAGTTTGCAATGTCACTCTGTTCTACCCAAATACCGCTTACTTTTTTGTAGACCTTGGATACATTGACCCAGCTGCCATTTACCTTAGTGCTCAGCACAGGGCCAGAAGACCCGCCGCCAGTGTAGTCTACAGTCAGATCAGCGCCGTAAAAACGCAAAGTATGGCTGTTGTTTGCGGATAGCGAGCCGCGTGTACAGGTAATCAGTAAGATAAGATCGTCCAGGCTCTCACGATCCCACCAGCCGGTATCGTTAAAAGTCTGAGCCACTGGGGATGTTCCCAGCTCAATTTCGCCGCTCAACCCTGCCGTGCCGCAATACAACTGTGCAACACCGCTCAAAATATACGGTGACGCATTCGAGATTCTGGCCTTTATCTTACAAGAGATAGAATTGATCTTGGCGTCGGTCGGAATCTTTGACATATCGAATTTGACTGCCAGCTTAGAAACCGCACCACCACCTTTGTTCAGGTTTAGCACCGCAAAGGTGTCACTGCTTGAACTGGTAAGGCCATTTGAAAGCGGATAAGACGCATCTACCGAAATATACGATGAGCGTTGACCATCGTATCCTGCAGGAACCAATGTTACACTTGCCATACATTAGCCCCCAGTCTGCAAATACAAATCGCCATTGCTGCCGGTCGAAGAACTGGGCTCGGAACTACCGATGTAGTATTTCTGGATGACAACGGTCCCCGCCACCCCAAAGATGGACTTGCCTGCCAGAATATTGCCGCCAACGAGGTTGGTATCGCCTTTAATGGTTTGCGCCCCGGACAAATACTGCCCAGCTGCAATGACCTGGTCGGTGCTTTTCGGGGTATAGGTCGCCGCCGCCTTTTTGGTGACATCGCTGCCAATGTACCCCGCGGGCACGGCTTCCACCGTGACCTGGCTCATGCCATCGTAGCCGGTGTCTGGGGTCACGGTTTGCTGGCTCTCGGTCGGCGTGACCGTCTTTTTCTGCAGCTTGGCAGCGCCAGCCCCCGCAAAAATACTGACTTTCTTGTCGCCTAAGTAAACGGGCATATTCTCACCACCTGCAAATTTTAATCGTTGTCTGCGCTTCGGGTGTGGCCCAGCTGCCATCGCCGCACAGGTACTTCTTTTCGTCCCCGGCAGCGGGTGGCGGTACCAGGCCGGATGTGCCCGCGGCCTCGGCGCTGGCCCCGGTGAACACATTCGGGGGCGTATATTCGCCCTCGATCTGTTCCCCGGCCGCATTGTGGGCGGTTTGCCCGGCCAGCAGGGTGCCCCTGGTCACGGTGTCCCCGGTCAGATCCAGCAGGGTCTCACTGCCCAGCACCACCTTGTTCACCGCCATGGTTAGCCTCCCACCGTCAGGGTCTGGCCGCCGGCGGCATTGTCCACGTAGTTGGTCGGTATGGCCGCCACCGTGACTTGCGACAGGCAGTTGTAGTCGCTGTCCGGCAGGACGGTCTGCTGCTCAAAAGTCGGGGTCACGCTCTTGGCCTGGGGCTTCATGCCCTCAGAGGAGGACATGGAACCTTCCACGCCCAGGATGGTGACACCCTCGCGGATGTTGGCAGACACCAGCTTGGCCTGCTCGGTCTCATCGATGGCGGCGCTGCCGCTGCCATCGTGGAAGCCCATGGGGATGGTGTACTTGCCGTCCTTTTGGGTGATTTTCCCGGCTACGGCCCCGTTGTTGGGCATCGTGCCGGTCAGCTTGGCACCGCGGGCGTATGCGGTCTTGCCATCCAGCATCTCGGCCACAGCAACCGTAGCGTCCGTGGAATCCACGTCCTTAGTGCTGGTGCCGGTGATGGGGGCGCCGGTCTTATCGTGGGCGGTAATGCCCTTGGCCAGCTTGTCCGGGGTCACGCTGTCGGCGGTCAGGTCGAGTTTGACCTCCTTGCCGATGATGACCTTATTTACATATTGGTTAGCCATTGAAATATTCATCTCCCATAATCAGGGTCACGCCGCCGCAATCGTTGGAGACCTCGTACCGGGGAATCTTTCGCACGGTCACATCGTCCGGCATCAGCTTGTCTTTGGTTTCCAGGCGGGTCTCCTCGTAGGTGCGCGGGGTCACGGTGGTCTCGCCCTTGTACTGCGGCGCGGTGGATAAAATGGTGGTCTGCCCCAGGTCGGCGGCCAGATCGGCATCGGTGCCAAACTCCACCACAAAGGCGGAGGGTGCGGCAAACTGTACGTCTAACGTCATGTAAGCACACCATCTTTCAGAATCTGGCTGACCGGCACACGGAACACTTGCGAGGCCATGCGGGCAGATCCAACGCCAACGCGCAGCTGAATTTGCAGTTCCGAGTCCCCGCGAAGCTGCAGCGTTTCCTCCTCGGTCAATGTGCAGGAAAGCACCTTGCCGGACATCGTCACGTCCGGCAGGCCGCGCTCAAACAGCAGCTTACCGCCCTGTTTGAACGCTACCAACAGTTTGGTAATGGTCTCACACTCAATGGGCAGCGTAAAAGTAAAAGTTGGGGTTGTACCGCGATACATCAACTCACCACCTCAAACCAATCGGTATCATCCAGTGCAGGTGCTGCGCCGTCCTGCAGGGCCAGATACAACTTGTCCGCATCCGTACAGTAGTACCCGGTGCATACCATCATGCTCCCTCCATCTCTGCCCTTACGGCCTCACGCCATTTCTCCGGCACTTTGTCCAGCGTAATCAGCCCGCGCTTGATGCAGCAGATATAAAACTGTACCATATCATTCACCTCCGGCCAGCATCTGGGCCAGCTCCAAAATGGCCGCCGCGTTGGCGTCCACCTGTTCCTGCAGCGTGGGCTTTTCCCGCTCGGCCAGTTCCTCTGCCGTGTAAGCGTGGTAGAACTGGCAGCCCTCATACACGTCATGGGCAGGAATGATGCGCATAAGCCCCTGCGGGTTCTCCTCGGTGACAGTGCCCTGCATCACTTCCCGGCTCTCCGGCACATGCTCGGCAACCCGCCTGGCGGTGTAGAGATAACCTGCTGACAAGTCGGGAGAGGTCAGCTCCTCGTTGGTGATTTCATCGTAGATTTTCATGGCGGTCTCCTTTACATATAATAAATACCGTACAGTTGGATAATACCCTTCATATTGCTTCCGGGTGTGCCCGCCTGACAAAGCCCTAGATACTGCTCACCAGTAAGACTCGACACATCGACCCAATTATTAGCAGAGATTTCCTTGCTAAAAGATGGGCATCCACTCGACGTTGCAATTGGCACAGACGACGAAATACCAGCTTTAAATTGGTATCCAGACTGAACAAGTGAAATAAAGATTTTATTGATGCGTGTAAAATCGATTTTTTGGTAAAGACAGCTCCAGCTCTGCGATGCCATCGGAACCGTCATCTTCATACAAGGTCCGTTCAGCGTAAAGCCATTGCCGGTGGAAAACACATACTCTAACGTCGTGGCACTGTTAGCAGAGCTAAAAGCAAGTTCATTCCGAAGCTTTTCTATACACGGGAGAAATGCATACTTATACCCGCTTGGGGCACTGATCGCAGGCTTTCCTGCTCCGCCTGCTATTCTTGGTGCAATTCCCATATGCTCACCTCCATCAACTTTGAATGACCCACCGCGCCCGGATTTCGGCGGTGGGCTTTTTCTTTACCTTAACCAGCACCGAATTGTACGCCGTAACCGTCACGCCGTCGTTGATGATGTCCTGTACTTCATTCAGCACATCATCGGTAGCGGGCACCCCGGTCTTGTCGTAGCCGATGCCGGACAAAAACTCGCTGGAAGCCGTCACCACCGGCGCATGACTGTTCGCGCAGGTCAGGGTAGCCGTTTGCTGATACAGCAATTCATTGGCCTTGTCGGCGCTGCTGCAGGCCGTCCAACCGTCCAGCGTCAGCGTGGCGTAGTAGATGTTGGAGACCTTGTCGATCGCCTTGAAAATATCGGTCTGCCGCCCCTGCGGGTCATAGGTCGCTCGCATCATGGCTGAGGTTCCGGCATGCAGCTGCTTCAGCTCGGTTTCGATTTGGGTCAGAAAAGCCTCGAACGCTGCCTGCATCACACGGGTATCAATGGCGTCGATCGTATCCCGCATCAGGCCGCAGACGCTGCCATCCAGCCGCAGGTCTACCACGTTGTCGGCGCTGATCTTAGTAGCGCCGGTGGGCCGGGTCACCCGGTACAGGAAGATCTCATCGTAGTCGTCATTGCGGCGCAGCGCGGGCAGGGCCGGGGTCTCGGCGGCAAGGCCGGTGCGTACTTCCAGTCCCGCCGTGTTGGCGTTTTTGTCATACACCAACGCGATCACATCCCAACGCGGGTACACGCCGTCGGCGTCGGCAAAGGTCAGCAGCACGTCGCCCTCGTTCAGCGGGAACGCCGCCCACTGCTCAGTTACGTGGATGCAGCCCACGCCCTTGCCTACC